TATAAAGATTTTTTAGATTTTTGGATTGGGATTTGCTTACTCGGCTACCACGATAGCAGACGAGGGAGCAATGCTGATGGTCATACCGACAACCTCGTTGACACCGCCGCCGTTTACAACAACGGACAACTGACCCGAGAAATTGAACTTGCCGTTATCACCCGTGGGGGTAGCAACGCCGTTCGCAACCGTGCCGCCGAGCCATACGGAGTACTTTTTGTCCTGACCTTTGAGGGCGAGGAGTTTCGCATAGTCCTCCTTGGTGTAGTTGGCGGTAAATTCGAGACCGTCAACAGCCTCGATGCCGTGGATGTAGGTCTGAGAACCATCGGAAAGAGTGGTCGTTTCGAGCATTTCGGGAGAACCGCCGAGATCGGGGAAATCCTTAATGTCAATGAGTTTCTCATACTTGGAGTCAGCCGATTCCATCATAAGAAACACCTTGTAAGTGGAAATTGCCATTTGAGTTACCTCCTATAAATAGTTTTGTTTTTGGAAACGACCGCCTTGTATCGAGCAAAGAGCCGATACTTTGTCGGGTCGTTCATAGGGATTGGGTTCATTCCCGTGCGGGTAAACCCAAAATCGGAAAACACACCGTCAATGATTTTAAGGATAGCCTTGCACTCTGCCTTTTTACCACCAACCTTGTTGGAGTAAATATTGACCTCGTACATAACATTGGCGTGATTTTCATTGCTCCCGCTATCCTGCGTTGAGGTAACTGCGTAATTGTCAGCCTCCTCCGCACAAACGCACGGGAACACAGACGGCGAAAGAATTGTCTCGGGGGACATCTTCGCCTTGGGGAACTTAGCCAAAACTGCCTTGGAGATAGCAGTAAAGATTTCATTTTCAATATCGATCATTCCTTATATACCTCCCTTGCAATTTCCACTATCCGCTCCCTCATTTCCTTGCCCGCCTCGTACATAGCACGGGCGGGAGGATTACCGTGAGTGCGGATGACCGTAACGGCATCCTCGCCCTCTTTTTGTACTGTTCTTACGACACGCCCGTTTGTGCCGGGTTCGCCGTAGTAAGTCCAACTGTCTTTTTTGCCTTTGCCTTGACCGTAAGACCCTCTGACCGCACCGACTTTACTTGCGGTCGGGTGCTTTTCGGCGTAATGTACGCCCGTACCAAACTCGATAAAGGCTACCGCTTGACCTCGTGCCACGATAGCAAGCGTGTGTTCGTCAACCCACTCGGGAGACTTATCCACGCTCACATCGTTGATGCCATCGTACTGAGCCGTTTTGAACCTGACGGATGCGACATCGATACCGATTTCAGCCAGTCTCTCCATCAAACGATGTTGCTTGATTTCGAGAGATTTCTTGACTTGTTCGAGATGCTTGATAGTCTCATCGAGACCCGATACGGAAATCTTAATCATACAGACCTCACCTTGCTGATAGCCACGGCTAAGGTATTGAGTGATTTTGCGACTTTCCTTACGATGTAATCGAACATCGGGTTTCCGTCAGAGTCAAAGGCGGGAGGAGTATCGATGAAAAACACGGTATTCTCATCGATAGGAGCAGACATATCATCCGAGAGGATGACCTTATCGTACTCTACCGAATTACCGAACTGCTCGATTTGGGCCTCGCCTTGTGCAGCTGATACATTGGCTCTCGCTTTAACGGGAGAGCCATATTTCACTCGCTCCCCTGCGATATTGCCATCGTCATCAAGAACATTCTCCGTTCCCTCGTACAAGCAATAGTAGAAATCGACCTTATTTCGCTCCAAACATTTCACGATCTAACACCTCACTTGGTTATAACACGCTCACGAATGGAGTTACGCCCGCCAACATAGAGTCGGGGACACTCGCCGATTCATAGGTGCGGTTGATACCATTCTCAGAATGGTAGGTTTCACCCTCCGCACCACGCTTGTTCAAAAGGAACACGGCAATTTCTATCTGAACCATTTCATATTTTGCAGGGACTTTTGTGATGTCGGAGCGGTAAGGGTATGCTTTGTTGATAACCTTACCGCCCGCAATATCGAGAAAGGTATTCAGTAACACCTCATCGGTCTCGCCCGTTAAGGCTTTAAGTTTTTCAACCTTTTGCGAATCGGTCATTACTGCTCACCCCCTTGGCTCTTAGGCGTTAAGGGTGAGTTTTACTGCCTTGGTCTCATCGGTGAGAGCTGCAAGGTAGTACTTACGGCTGAATACCGTATTCTGACGGATGTTAGCCGCCTCCTCGGAACGCTTGTCAGCGGTGATCTGCTCGACCTCAACGCCTTTCTTGTTAAAGAGCGTTACCGCCTCCTTAGTGCCGATGATGATTTCGCCCTCGGTCGCATCTGCCTTGGTGTAAAGGCTGATGCCCGCCACCGTGCCGACATAACCGCTCTTTGCGAACGCCTCAACATATTTGAGATCGTCTTTGAGAGCCTTGCGAACCTTGCCCATATCTGCGGGGCAAACGAAACCAAAGATCGAAACACCTTCGAGGTTTTCGAGATTGAGTTTTGCGGCACCGTCAACGAAAGCTGCGAAATCGAACGCCGCAACGGGAACGCTGAGAGAGGTCTTACCGAACTCTGCGAAAATGTCTGCGTTGACCGTGTTGAACATATCCGTACCGGCGTGTTTCATACCCACGGGAACGAGATTGGGGTCGGTCATAGCCTGCTCATCATAGTACTGGAATCTGTTCTGAGCGAGCAGGATTCTGTATTCCTCCTCGGTGTAGGAAACCTCGATGGACTTGGAGTTACCAACGCCCATAGCGAGTTTTTCAGTACCGTCAGTTGCACGGTACACATTGACCTTGCGAACCATACCCGCAGTACCCACGAGGGTATTGTCGATGGTGCAGAACTGCATAAGGTCGAGATGAGAATTGAACTGATCCTCTACCTCATTGGAGAGGAAAAAATTATCGTAAATGGTGTGTGCCATTATCCATTACCTCCGTTATAAAGTTTTTTGTATTCTTCGGGATTTTTGGTGGAGTACTCGTAACGCTCCTGAGCCGACATTGCTCTCAACTTTTCGAGAGTCATCGTCTCATTCTGACCTCCTGCGGGAGGTGTGGGAGTGCCTTTGAGAATCTCCGCTTTGAGTGCGTTGTCGTGCGTGGTGAGGAACTCCGTCTGACAAGCAAGAACCTTTGCCATATCCCCGTCAGCCATAGCCTCTGCGGTTTTCTGAGCCAACTTTGCCTCGTACCCCTGAGCCACGAGTTGAGCCACGAAACCACTAACGGTGTCCTTTCGTCTGAGTTTGTCGAGTTCTTCCTGCATCTGAGCCATTTTTTCCTCGGATGCCTGCTTGTTCTTCTCGTCATCTGAAAGCAAAGCGTTGTGTTTCTTCTTCCACTCAGCCGCCTCCGAGTTTGCCTTGGTAGCCGCATTCTTGTAGCGTTCGATTTCCGATGCTCCATCATCGTACTCGAAACCCAAAAGAGCTGCGATCTGTTCCTCGGGGGTCATTTTGTCGTAACCCTCGATTTTCGTTACATCGATTTTTGCCATAATAAAATTCCTCCTGCGTTTGTTAGGCGGTTCACTCCGCACAGATTTTCTGTTTTTGGTGGGGTTGTCTCCCGGTGCGTTTGGTGGGTTCACTCCCGTATATTGAGCCTTACGGCAATATACCAAAATAAAAAGGGGCTACAAGCGTATTGCTCATAGTCCCGATTGACTGTTTACCTCTACCCGATTGCAGAGGCCTTAATTTTCACTTTGCGTTGGATTTCAACGACTACCAACGAGTCTCGTTCTTTTTTCAACTCCACCGAGTTGCCCGATTTCAAAATCCGTAAGATTTGCTCGACCACCTCGGGGGTGAATAATTCATTATTTATCATTGCTCCTCCTCGAACCACGGAACGAGGTAGCACCGGCATCCGATATGCGGTTTGGGTGGAACATCAAAGATGTCATAGACTTTGCCCTCACGCTTTTCGCACTCTTTGCATCGTCTATCATCAAGCATCGATACCCACATAACTCTCTCCACACCGTCATCGATATAGGCTTGCTTTGTAGCAGCATCCGTAACCTCGATGGCGTACTGTGCGACCATAGCCGACCAGTAGCGGAGAGCGGTGTCTATCTCCTTGGATTTGTTTTGACTTGCCAAGATGCTCTCAGCCAGTCTCGCTCTCTTTCGCTCGACCTCGTGGAGAAAAACATACTTGGTGATTGGGTCGTAATCATCAAGAATGAGATACAACCATTCCCGGTCAATGTTCGTTTTCGGGTTTTTGACCGTGCCATTGTAATAATACACGGCGAGTTCGAGGAGTTTCTCCTCGGTGATCTGCATCAACTCATCGTAAATGAGTCGAGTGGATTGGAGGACATTGAGTTCATCGAACGAAACCAAAGATTTCAGTCGGTGAAACACCTCGATAAACCGCTTATTGAGATAGCGGATTATCACATCGGTGTACTCATACATCCTCGTTGCCATCGTCATCCTCCTCGGTAGGGTCGGTCTGACCGTTCACCTTGGCTTTGTCATCCGCAGCTTGCTTAGCGGCGAACTCAGCGAGTTCCTTTTCGGTCTCCTTTTTCTTCTCATCAGCATACTGCTGACTTGCGAGGAAAGCAATCTCGGGGTCAGCAAACATACCGCAATGCTCGAAAGCAAGGCGAGGATGAATCTTATCGTTGGAGAGCATCGTGGTCAAGACCTGAGCCTTTTCCTGAATGTTCTCATAGTTACGGCGGGTGAATCGAATCTCGATGTTCGAGAGTTTGAGATTCAAACCACGGAGCGTATTGGAAATCGAGAGAGCCAGTCTAAGGAACTGCTTTTCGGATTTCTTGAACATCAACTCGGTGTCCTTGGCACGGGCCTCAGCCGCCGACCAACCGTCTCTCATAATAACGGCAGAGCCGGTATCACTTGTGGAACTACCGCCATTACGGTTCGGCATACCACAGATTGTGAGAACGGTATTATACATATGGTCAACGAGGGTCTGTGTCTGAGACTGATTGAGTTCCTGAATAAGGTATTTGACATCACCATCGGTCGGCACTTTGATACCGCCCTTTTCTTTGAGGGTGTCGAAATCATCCGACTCGATGTCAACGCCCTTGAACATCAAGAGAGCCTGAATGAACTGCTCGATGCCATCGATACGGTCGGATGCGGTTTCGTTGATTGCATCCAAGAGAGGGAGTACAATCTCGAAAGCACCTTGTCTCGCAGAGTTTGCGGGATATTCGATGATAGGAATCATCCCGAGTGCGTGTCCCTCGTTCTTTACGATTTTCTCATCGTGAATCTCGAAATATGTATTTCGAGTGTAGCAACTGTAAACCTTGACACCATCCTCACGGGTCATATACTTTACGCCCATCATCGGCTTATTACCGAGACCGCTATGATACACCACGAAACTGTCTCTCGGGTCGAGAGTGTAAATCTCAAACGGGGACTCATCCTCCTCATTGAGTTTATCGGGGAGGGTCATTCGATACGCCGTACCGCAGATGGTGAACCAGTCAGCGAGTTCCTTATCCTTAGCCGCCTTATCCTCGGCGAACACGAACTCGTTGAGGGTATTGATGGCCTCAGAGCAATCCTCCTTACCACGGCTAACATACTGCAACGGCTCTCCCATAAGATAACCGACCTTGAACGCCACGATTTCGTTCGCACGGTTTTCGATGATCTTATTGTTGATTTCCGGGCGAACCTCTTTCTTCCTTTGCAGGATAGGTTGTTTGCCCCTGAAATAGTCGTAGAGATATTCGATTTCCCCACGGTTTACATCGTGGGTGGTAAGAGCTTTTTTCAGAACCTCAACGACATTGGCTGCGGTAATTTCATCACAGTCGGTATAAATGACTTTGCGACCAAACAGAGTGCGACTCTCAGTCAAGCCGAACACCTCCTTTTCCTTATAAATATAATTC